CCCCTTCTGGGTTGCCAGCGCATCCGTTTCCTTACTTTGGCTCTGGTCTTACAGTTCGGACATTCGGTTGGGGTCGGGCCTTGATACTTAGTCCAGTTGCAGGTGTGGCATTTCCAGTCAAAGGCGTGGAGGTTCCGCATAACGGGAACCATCGTTACATCGTCTCCGACCTTCTTAAAACCCTCTAACATTTTTAAATCCCAATCCTTATCAAAGGCACAATGGGCATCTACTTTGGCGACATACTTGCCTTTAGCAAGTTTACAGGCGAGGTTGGTGGCCGCTCTCTGGCCGATGGCTTCGGGTAGATAAACAACATTGACTCTCGGATGTTGAGGAATTGGGGGCTTAGCCCACGCTCCGTCTAAAACGGCGATAATCTCCGTCTGTTCACCCGTATTAAATAAAAGGTCTTCAATGGTGCGGGCAAGAAACATCTCATTTCTTGCGGGTATTAGCACAGAAAGCTCTATCATATATTGAATATTTGTTTTAAGTCCCAGCCATCAATTTCTTCAATCTTTCTTTCCTGCCAGTTTTCGGGCTTATGTTTAAAGGAGTCTAAGGTAATCTTTGGCTGACTAAAGGTCTTGCCGTGCCTGATGTCTATGTTCGGTAAGAGGGAGCGTCTTTTAACGTGTTCTTCATTCGTTACCCCGCCGTTCCTTCTTTTTTTCGTCCCTGGTTCATAGCCGAACTTCCTTGCCCAGCGTGGCTCACGGCTTCTAAAAGCATCCATTCCCGCTCTTTCTATAAGTTTCAAGCGATAGGCGTAATGAGCCAAAGCAGTTTCTCGGTTACAACACAGTCCCGACAAAGAGGTCAGGCCGTCATAGCTGATCGCCGTTTCATTGCCATAACCCCAGCGCCAATTATTGATATTGTAATAATAGATGTCGTCGGTAGGGGGGATAAAGTCAAAATGGCTAATATTGTATAAAACATCGTGTTCGCAGAAAAAGACATATTTTTCCTTAGCGTTTTTAAGTGCGGTGTAAATCTGGTTGGTATAGGAGACATAACCCCGTGAACCCTCAACCACAATGTTGTTGCCGAAGTCCAGGGGTTTTAAAGAAACACTGGTGATCGGCAGTTCGGCGGCTAAAATAGTTTTCTGCGATTCTTTGAATATCTGCGTTCCCTCTATTCGGTTATCGGTGTAGTAGATGATTCCTTTTTCCATAGCCAGCTCTGGTGCTTATCACCAGTTGTTATTTGTAAATTAGCGTTGAAAATCTTTGCGCAGGCATCAACGGCGTGCTTGACGTGGCAAGCTCTTATCCAGTAAGGGTTATGGGTGTCGTTGAAGTAGTCGTGTCCTGAGACCGTTCCCCCCACCCGAACCTTGCGACTCCATTCATAAATATCTTGAGCGACATAAGGGAAAGAGTGGTTGCCGTCTATATAAACAAAATCCAAAGAACCATCCGGAATATCATTGAGAGCATCCATTGAAGTCTTACGAATAAAAGTACAATCATAAGGTGCTAGCAACTTCTGGGCATTATCATACAATTCGTCATAAGGCAATTCCTTTGGATGTTTACGATAATTCTTATAAACTATATATGGATCAATTGCATATATTTTTAATCCTGCCTTACACAATTTTTTAGTAAATTCCCCTTTATATACCCCAATTTCAGCGCCTATTTTATAACCTTTATCTACAAAGAATTGTGGAAGTTCATCTCTTGTAAGCATTGTAAATTCTTAAAATTACTGAACACGGAAGTGTGGGGGTAGGCTTTGGTGTAATCAAAACGATATTTATACTTGTCAAAATGATTTGAATACTTATAGTGCCAGTCGCTTTTCGGTTCGGTGTCGTGGACAATTACATAGTCGGCGTTCTGAGCTAAGCGTCCCATCTCTACATTCCTTCTCGGCCCCGGTGCGTGGTCTATGAAAACCACACCCCAATGTCTATCAATCGTCAAATCTTTGTCCCAATCCTCTACCTTATGAACTCCGTGCCAGTCGGTCTTATAGTTCCAGGCGTGGCGGTGAAACATCTTGTCCGATTCGTAAGAGTCCATCTTCCTGCCCGACTGGTTACAGAGCCAGTGAAGGACGGGCGTAGAGTTAAGCCCCGTACCGAGTTCTAAAACATCTCCTTGCGAAACACCCATTACTTTGATTAAAACGGGAATGTGTGAACCCTCGGAGGCTTTCATTGCTCTGGCGGCGATTGTGAACATTTCGCTCATAGATATTTTTTCTTAAGCTCTCCGATATCCCCCCAATAAGGAATATCTTTGATTTTGTTATTAACGAAAGTTGAACGTGAACTCACCCCGTCGCCTGTTTTGAAAGTAACCACCGGACTGCCTGTCCACTCTCCCCTTTTGGGAAAGATGTCTTTGACTAATTGGTTCTCGGCCGAGCGTTCATAGGGTGTCCAGTCTTTCGGTAAGAGGGGTTCTAATCTTTCTATCCAGTATTCTCGGTCGCACATCTGCGCCCCCTCGCAATAGCCAGTTTTCTGCCAGAAGCCGTTGTGATTCTTCCAGACCAGATAGATGTTGTTGTAGTTGTAAACTTTCTTTTCTTCTGGGGTGAAGGTAAAGTATTCTTCGGGATAAAGACAGTCGGCTTCGGCGGCAATGGCGTACTTGGTCTTAGCGGCCTTTAGGCCGATTAAAACCTGCCTCCATTCGCTGGTGTAACTTACGGGGACTTCACCGACACAGATGTTCGTGCCGAAGTCTATCGGCTTACGGGTTACCGAGATAATCGGGATGCCTTTAGCTTTTTTTAAAAGATCTTGCCTGATGAGTTCTTCAAACTCCGGCGATTCGGTATTGGCGGAATAGTAAATGATTGTTCTATCCATTGAAGCCGTGTTTATGGAATATTTTAATAAGTCGTTCAGGTACGAGCGGTAAACCCAGTTTGCTGTTTCCTCTAACGAATATCTCGTACTTGTCGGGGGTGGGGTGAAAGTGTGCCGCCACGATCGGCTTTTTGGCTCTGGCGTAAACATGGTTCAGGTTGTGCCGATGAAAGGCGTAGGTGATGTTTAAGTGGCTGTAACTGAACTTCTTATCAAACAAGGCTCGCATTATCGCCATCTCCTCATTACACTTGGTACTCACCACCTCATCCTTAACCCAAGCGAAGAAGTCTTTAGCGTCTTTAGTGAAAAACATTGAGGGTGAAGCGAGCCTCGGCATTCGCCCGTAGTTAGTTAGGGCGATGCTTTGCCCGTCCATATCTGCCGGCATATCTACAAGCGGGGAGAACTGATAGCAGTCAAAGTCGTGATACCAGATTAAATCGTCGAGTAAATCATTATGTAAAAGATAATCAATGATAAAGATTTTGGTCGCTGTCCACACATAAGGGCAGTAGAGATAGTCCGGCAGAACAGTCGCCTTAACCCCGTTGTATTCGGATTCAAAGTTCGTGGCCAAGATAATGTCTTCGGTCTTCCAGCCAAGGGACAGGGCGTTATCAATCTGAATCTTTACCAGCATCTGATGTTCGGTGTTGAACTGGTGGTCGGGGCTGATGTAAGTTAGTAATTGTTTCAGATATTTTGATTACACTTGAGGCAAGGCTCATAGTTAAAGTCCAGTGCGTGGTGTTTCTTCCAAAGTTTCTTGTATTCTATTAAAAGCTCCAAAAGGGTCTGTTTGTTAGCATCTCCAACCACTAACTTGCCGTCATAGTCCAGGCAACAGGTTACTGCCCTGCCGTCCCAAAGGATAGTGATTGAGTGCATCAGGGAAATACAGGGCTTTCTTACTCCCGTTCTTTCCAGCGGGTCATGTCTTGCGCCTCCCCAGTTCTTAAACTCACCATGCGTTACTCTGTTGCCCCACTTCTTTTTAAAAGCCTCTAACTCGTGTTGATTTTTCTCTACCTCAACCATTGAGACATAGACCGGAAAGGGTGCGAGTTTAATTAGTTTCTCTACATTCGCCACAACTTTGTCGTAGTCGGGGCCTCGCATTATCTCTTTGTGGGTTTCTTTGGTTGAGGCGTTAACAGAACAGCAGACATAGCGGATATTCTTATACTTAACCAGACGTTCTACCTCCATCAGCTCGGCGTTGGTAAAAAGATACACTCGGCTGTCTTTCATATAGTCCAGCCACTCCCAGATACGGGAGAACATAAAGGGTTCGCCATTTAAAAAGGGGACAATTTCAGGGTTGCGGAAGGCTTTGCTCTCTTGTATTATTTTGTGAAAAAGCTCATCGCTCATCTCGCCCTGCGGTCTGATCATATCGTAGCGGGGACAAAAGGTACAGCGGGCGTTACAGGCGGTAGATGACTCAAACTGTATTTTCATAACTTACCGCTGGTTACTAGTTCGTTATAATAATCTCCCCAAACCTTAATGGCATAGGCGTAGCCGGCATCACAGTTGGCGGGGGTTTCGGGAGTGCCGTTGTTATGGGTGCGGGGAAAGGAACGGTGCTTGTGGGCGTGCCAGGTGTTCTTGTTAACCATCAGCTTGCCTCCCGCCCTCCAGGTCTTAAAGACCATTTCGTGGCTGTCTTGTATTAGTGGCCCATAACCCTCGGTCTGGAGTTCGCCAATCACCTCGTCCCACCATTTGCGGGGCATACACCACATACTCCCCTGCATCGCCTGACTCTCTTGTATCAGTTCGTCATTGCCTGAAGCGGTTACGCCTGAAAACTTCCCGCCACTAATTTTAAGTTTCATATAATCAACGGGCGGTAAATCCATCACCTCCCACTTCTCGGCATCTAAAAAGTATCGTTTAGGAGTAACAATCCAATTAGATTGGCAGGTTTCTGTTAAGATGCGGTCATAGCCCTTGCCGACAATCTGATGCTCGTCCATTCTGATTAAGAACTCACCTTTTGAGGCTCTGACACCCGTGTTAATCGCTTCTCTCATTCCCACGTTCTTGCCCAGATGGACATATTTGACTCGTGGATCTTGTATTAAAGTAAAGGACGGCCAATAACCGTCCAAAACTGCAATAATCTCCAACTGATCACCCAGCTCTGAATTAACTAACAGGGATTCAATCGTCTTAATTAGCAGGGGGTCTTTATAGCTCGGAATAATTACCGATACCTTCATAGTTATTTGTATGATTTTTGAACTGGTGAAATAGCAATTAAAGTATTTTGATTTCTTGAGCCGTAAAAGTCTTGAAGCATTTCGGTCAGTCCGGAAAAGTTACCAAGCATCCGCGTGCAGAGGGTAGCCACCGCAGGGATGTTGTTTTTAGTAGCCCACTCAAAGCACGGGCCGTAGTAGAGAATCCCCTGAAAGGCGGCATTAAGCCCCGGCTCTTGAGTAGTGTCTCCGACAACAAAGGCATCAACCTCTCGGTCAATCGTTACTCTCAGTCCGGCAGCGGCCGTTACTTTAGTAGTGTCTGGGGTGGGATAAAGAATCAGACTGTTATCAAATAAACGATAGTGAGACGGAATGCCCGAATCCTCACCCTCCTTGTCATTCCTTAATCTGCCATCGTTCTCATCCATAAACTCCAGAGTATAGTAGGTTCCGGCAGAATCTTTAATCTCTACCTGACGGATACGCAGAGCCGTTGAGGGTAGAGCATAATCCCGCTGTCCATTGACTAAGGTGGTGGTGGGATTAGGCAGTGTAGTGATATTGGAATCGTCAAACGTCCAAGTCTTATCCACCTTCCAGGCGAAATAAGCGGCGATGCGATACCACTGGTTTATAAGATTAGTGAAATAGGCTTTTAGAACGGTGTTGCCCGTGATGACGGCATCGCCCAGGTTGGTGGTTTGCTCGCACATCTGGAGGAGTCCAGATTTGTTAGTTGTATCTGAGAACTGCATTATATTTTAGTTAATTTTAAATAAGTGTGAACGTAACCGATAGATGATGTGTATTTCTTAGAGTCCAAAACCTTCAACCCGACTTGTGCCAGTTCTTCTATAAATTTATCCAGATTCCAGTAATGAATGTTCAGAGTTGGTTTTTTGTCGCCCTCCAGGATGTCAATAATCGCTCCGCCACCAGTTTTTAAATTGCTTGAAATATCATTCAGGCAGTCTGGAACATCTGAATATAGGGCGTGGGAGAATACGGAAAGTGCAATGGCAAAGTCTTTCGGTTCGGTCTTTAATTTACCAATTTCCAAGACCTCAAAATTTCTGTCGGGAAACTCTTTGCGTGCCAGTTCAATCGCTTGTGGCACAATATCAACGCCGAGATAATCTTTGGGGTTTATCCCACTAAGGATTGCTCCCCAGCCACAGCCATAGTCCAGCAGTGAAAACTTATCATCATAACCGAATAGTCTGATACGCTCTGCCTTATCTACTAACCCAGCGCCAGAACCATCCTTGCCGTTTTCCTTGTAAATATTGATGTAGTCTGCGATATAAGCATCTCTCATAGCTGGTTGCGTAATAAAGTTGATGAAGTCCCTTCGGTGTAGGCTACATACTCAATCGGAATTTTATGTTTGTCTATCAAATGTTTGCCGGGGAAGTTCTTATTGTCATCGCCCCGCACAAATAGGAGTTCGGCATCAGGATAGGTTCTTAAAACACGGGCAAACTGATCGGCGGGGTCAATGTTTAGAGTTACGTAGACATCGTCCACCAGTTCGGTTATCCAAAGATTGGCTTGTCTCTGTTTAATATTCTGAATCGGTATCTTGCCTTTAATCTGATAGCAGGATTTATCGTCATGCAAAACCACAATGACCTTGCCCTCCCCTGCTCGTTGCCGCATCTGTTTTAAAAGGTTTAAATGTCCCCGATGGCACATATCCATGATGGCGGCCGTAAAGACTACTTTCATGCTTTGATTGACGAGTTGATTTCCCCATAGCGAGGAGTTTTCCAGTCGCCATATCTAATTTGTAAATATTTCTCAATAAAGCGTGGAACAAGAAATGAACCGTATTTAGTCTCTATTTCTTTAGGCGTGCTGATTACTAAAGGATCGTCTTCCCAACGCCCACCCTCACAATAAGAGGTCAGCTTGAGGTCAATCAGATAAAAGAAACAGATGTCTATAAAGAACCCATCCTCGCCCCGGAAGACTGCCTGTTGCCAGACATCGCCATATTTGACGTGTCTGATGAGCTTATAAGACTGTCGGAACTCATCTACCACCCGTTGTGGATCGTGAGTCATTACTGCCACATCAACGTCAGTATCGTGGGGTACGAAGCCATTGTCTCGGTAAAGTCCGAGGGCGGTGCCGAAGGCGAAGTAGTAATTAACCCGCAGTTCTTCCAATATCCTCTTGGTGTCTAAAAGGTAGGCTTCGGGATTTACGATGTTTTCTACTTCAACCATTGTCCAGGGGACATAGTTAAAGACTTCGGTTATCATTTGATTTTCTTTTCTTTATTGTCAAAGCGATTAGCCCAAGAGAGTTTCCATTCGGCAAGGCGGTCAGCGGTTTCAATCCACCAGCTCATGTCCTTCTCGTCCTGGTGGACACGGGACACCTCCTCAAACTCACCCATCTCGATCTTGGAGTAAATCTTTTTAATTAAGGGTCTGGCTTTTTCGTCAATCCGCTTATAACGGGCCATGTTTTCATTAAACCGTTTCTCCAGAGCTTCCATTTCGGCGGAGATGCGAATCTGGTCTTTGCCGATAACTTCCTTTTCGTTTAAAATACTTAATACTTTTTTATCTTCAATTTGAAATCGTCTCATAAGCGTCTGCCCAGAGGTGGGCTTTGTCTTTAATATTATAATTAGCCAATACATAGGCACGGGCGTTAGCGCCCATCTGCCTGCGTACATCCTTATCCATTAAAGTTTCCACCGCACCGATCCAATCTTTCTTAATCATCAGTCCATTAGTGCCGTCTATGTCGTGTTCATAAGGACTGCCCTTGAAGTAATTGGTGATTACGGGTATCTCACACATTGCGGCCTCCAAGAACTTCACATTAGACTTGGCTTTGTTAAAATAACTCTCCCTACGGGGAATCAGCATCATATCCAGCTTCAATTCGTTTAAGACGGTGAAGTAATCAACCATCTCGCACCAACTGACGTGTTCAATATCGGGCATATCGTCCCAAAACCCATACTCTTTCAGATGTACCTTGCTCACCAGAGGGTTTTCTTTCCTTGTCTTGGGGCTATGGAGTCCAAATAAGACCAATTTAATGCGTTTGTCATTATAAAGCGCCCTGATTTCCTTCTTTATGATGTCAAAATCGTGGTAGTAGGCAGTTGAACCGACAATCCCCACCCTTACCCGTTCATCCTCGTTCCTCAATGGCTCGTCCCAGTCTTCGGGGTTGACACAGTTCGGTAGAACCACCACATTCTTGCTTATTTTCCTGTATTCCTCCGCTAAAAACTCGGTGGAGGTGGTTACTAGGTCGCAGTTCTTGATAAAGTTGTTAATCAACAGGTTCTTCATTTTGACGTTTTTCTTAAAACCCTTGTCGTCCAGGTTGTAAAAGGCGTGGGTCTTATCAAGATTGAAGGTGTCATCATTATCAAAGACTATCTTCTTGCCCAACCGCTTCAGCTCAATCGCCACCTTATGATGCTCAATAGTATCCGCCCGATGAAAGACGATAATATCTGAGTTTCTCATCTCGGACAGTTGTTGCGCTATTGGTTTAAGGTCTGGTTCAAGTCCGGCGTAATTACCCATCCAACCGTTATAAAGCAAGGGGAGGAAGCACCGGACATAGTAACAGCCCAGATAATGACCCCCGACAAAGTAAACTTTAGACATAGCGTTTATAGTTTTTAAGTTTCTCCCACTCTTTACTTTCCCTTTTCCTGTCCATTACCCAGAGCATGTCTTGCAAGTCCCACTGCCGGATATTTGCGGGCAAATTCCTCGGGGGTGATTTCTTCTCCTGTCGCACCATCAATGAATGAGTATTCATGTTTTTCAATATCTATTTTTACTTTTCCTTTTGCCATATATTACTGTCATTCTTGGGGAAGAAAGAATGACCCATCCCCCCAAGTAATATAGTTACTTAAACTAATTAGATTTTGCCTTGATCCATACACCCGAAGTATCCCTGTTCTCTATAGCGCCAAAGATGACGTCAGCGACAACGAGAGTACCGAGGTGCTGCAGGATGTAGTCAGTCTGCAAGCGGACGTGGTTCGGGCCGGACATACCAGACGGGTTAGCCACTGCAAAGGCAATCGCCGATGAGTGAGCATAACCACCGTTTCTATGTCCAGTCGTTACCGTCAGTCTGGAAGTGGTGATAACAGGATAGCCATACAGAGTATGGGTCTGTCCTTTCAACACCGGGTTGTTTGCACCAGCGACATTCTGAACCAGAGTGTAGCGGTCAATACCCATGAGTTGATTCCAAACAACGTTCGGATGCAAGAAAAACGCTCTGTCTTCCTGCGGAACATTGGCGGCATCCAAGTAGGCAATAGCCGCTCGGATGTTTGAATCTGCCAGGTTGGCGGACGAAGAGCCGACAGTCTGAGAGAATCCATTGATCAACAGCAACAATGCATCTTCCAAAGAACCCGCAGTCGTGTATCCGGCGTTTTTGGCATATACGTCCTGAGCTTTATAAGAGCCTTTGAACTTAGATGACACAACGTCTTCAATCATGAAGGCAACATGCTTATGGGTGTTGATGGTCAAAGTTATTGTTGAATCAGTGTTGTCCTGCAATACAACCTCGGTGGCCGCAGTCTTGGTCTGAGCGGCCATTTCGGTGATTACGGGACGATGAATGATGTCGCCACCATCCGCAACGTCTTCAGACCAGTCTTCAAAGAAGGCAGCGGCCTTCAGTTGAGCGCGGAAGAAATCGTTTACACGATTACTCCACTTCTCTGGAATTAACATTGCGGAATCGGTAACATCGAAATGCGATGAGCCTAAGCCCATGATATTTGTTTTGTCCTATCGTATGTAAAGAGCTAGAAACCGATTGCTTTGCGGTGTTCTTCCTCGGTCATGCCCACGGCATCTTCAAGGCGTGTAGCCTTGTTAACGCCGTATGAGCCTGTATTTCCTGAACCGCCACTACTTGCTCCTAATTGAGCTTTGGCTTTTTTTTCATCGGCCTTTAATTTTTCGCTAAAGGCTTCAATCAACGGGTCTTTCATGGCTTCCAGTAAGCCGATGTTGTTGGCACGAGCGATTAAGCTGGCCTTCTCTATCAACACCTCGGAAGTTCCCTTGGCAATCAAAATGGCTTCTTCTCTTGTCAAACCGACAGGAGTTTGATTAGTTTCTTTAACTTCTGGCTGTGCCTTTGCTTTTTTTAGCTCAGCTTCAGCCTTTGCAAGCCGTGCAGACAATTGTTTTTTGGTATCTGCGAGCTTGTTGTAGTCCTCTAGGGTTGGGGTTGAATCAACCGCTTCAGACTCTTGTTGAATTTCAGGAGCTTCAACTTGCTCTTCAGGAATTTGAGGAGTTTCCTGTGTCTCTTGAGTTTCCTCGGTCATTTTTTTAAGGGGTGTATGACCACCCAATACCGCTATTAAGGGGTAGCGGTTACCCAAAAATTATGCTGATGGAGATATTGAGGGGCTAAATGAAGCACTGGCGGAAGCTGATGGGGAGATAGACGGCGAAAGAGATGGGCTGATACTTGGGGACTTGCTTTGAGAAATAGAGGGGCTGATTGAGGGGGAATTGCTGACATGTGAGACAAGGGTCATTGCGTCTTGTATAGAAAGTCCAGTAGTTTGCGCAATACGATTAACCATGTCTTGAATAGACTCGCCGGCATTACCACCAATATAAATTCTTAAAGCTTCTTGGGTGATTAGTCCTGTGGTTCCGGCAAGCTTGTTGACTGCGGTCTGAATACTCATACCCTCCAAGCCAGCCATGTTTAATGGGCCAGCAAGACGGTTAAAGTTCTGTTGCGTAGTGTAACCAGAAGCACCGTGCATTGGACTGGGGGAGACTGAGGGCGAAATAGATGGGCTGAATGATGGCGAACTACTCGGAGATAGACTCTGCGAGTATGAAGGCGATATTGAAGGTGATAAGGATGGTGAAGTAGAGGCCATATTATTTATAAACTACCTTGGGCTTGAGTTCCTCGGCGTTTGCTATTTTATCTATTTGTTTTAAAACTCTTTGCACAATTTTAACCGCCTTAGCTCGGCTCATTACTTCCAACTTAATGTGTTCGGCCGATAAGGTTTGTTTGATGTTCTGGGTATTCTGGGTGGCGGCCATCTGTGCATAAAAGAGGTCAAGAATCTCTTGCCAGCCTGCGGTTTGGGTTGTGTTTTTGATATTAGACATTAGTATCTGGCATTGACATCGTCGATTGGTCTTTAGGTTGAGCTATCTGCGGTTGTCCCGCCATCATCAGTTCTTGCTTCTGTTCGGGCTTCAATTTAAAGGCCGTTAAGCCGTTATTTTCTAAAAGTTGAGCAAAGGCTGGGGTATCCACAATCGCCGGAGCTTGGACTGCTAAAGTCAGAGCTTGGATAATGGCATCATTTTGTTGCGCCTTGTCGTACGTTTCGCCTGTTGGGTCAATCGTAAAGCCATATTCAAAATTAAAAAACTTCTTGCCGATTTCTATTTTTCTGCCCTGCTTCTCTAACTGTTGTTCGGTATCGCCTTCTAGGGCTTGGGTGATTTCAGGGGTCATCATCAATCCTGGATTCATCTCCGTGAACTCAGCCATCCTCTTGGCCTTGACTGCTTCGTCATACATAGCGACATTATCCTCATCGCCCGCTAAATCTAAAAGCTCCTCTCGGTTCCAGTCTTTAACCAAAGAGGGGAGGATGTATTCTTGGATTACATCTTTCAGTGGTTCGGCAATCCTGTTGCGCATCTGCTTAAAGGCGCTCTTGGAGGCATTAGACATTAAGGCTTGGCCTCTAAAGGTTGTGCCACTCGGTAACTGATCGCCCGTTGCAACGTCTGGGAGCATTAGGTTCTTTCTTACCTGCGCTTCAATGCGGTCTAGTTCATTTAAAAGAACCCCAGCCGAGCGGTTATCAATGCCAATCTGTTGTAAGTCGGCTGAAGTAATGATTTGCCCAGAGATGGCGCCCCTCAGGACGTTACCCTTGGTATTAGGGTCATTAGAGCGGAGCAACAACAGGGACGCAATGGCCGAACTAGCGGCATTCTCATTAACCAAAGTATTGGCTCTTTCCTGTATGACAAAGTTAGTCTGATATGCACCCTTGCGTAACCAAGAACCAGAGTATTTGTCCAGATGAAAGTCAAAGTATTTACAATCTTCCGGCTCAATTTCTTCTTCAAAAGCAATCACGGCGTTAGCACCATAACCAGCACCAATTATATGCTTGTATTTCTTTTTCTTGTCGTCTTCACCCACATAACCAGTAAACTCCCAGACCTCACGCTTCTCAAAGGAGCTGTTGTTCTGTTCAGTCGGAGCGGCAATAATCATCTCTTTAGCAACATCTGAATACTTGTCTTTAATCTCTTCGTCGGTCAGATAGTGTAATTCAACGATGTTGGTGTCTTTAATGTCCTTAACCGAGGGGTCAAAATATAAGTTCCTAAGATCACAGGGTTCAATATCGTTGCGTCCGTCCTTGTCTACGAGTTTCCAAACAAAAGACCCAAACTCATATACGAGCTGGGTTAAATCATCTATTTTAACACTTAAATTGTTTTCATCCGCCCACTTCTTAAAGCGGACATCCAATATCCAGGACTGGATATGGTTAGCTTTGCCCCGACCAATGGCTCTAAAGTCTTTGGGGTCAAGGTCAATGTTCTTCGAGCCGTGAGACACATAGGGTTTGACTACGTTCCAAAAGATGGCGTTTTCGTCAGTGCATTCCACAAACTTATCATTCTTGTAGAAGTAGATGCGATTGATGGTTTCCCGGTGATTAAAAGGAAGCCCCTTGATTATCTCAAAAGGCTGGGCTGAATCATCTATGATTGATTTAACCTGTGAGCCGATGGTTTTCATTTATTTGAACGGAGATTTAAAGTTTGTAAAATTGTTAACCACTGCGCCGGCAATGGAATGGTTATAAAGTGCATAGCGGAGAGCATCTAAGCAATGGTCGTTTTCTTTGATAGGCGTTTCTTTCTCGTTCTGATCAGGTCTCTTATCGGGATATCGATAGGTTTCCAGTTCCCAAATAAGATTAACGCAGCTATCAGCAATGTGCAGTCGTCCTTGTTTAAAGAGTTCCTTAACTTTGTCAATTCCTGCCTCCACATCTTTCGATGTTTCAAGGCAATTAACTCCGCCTCGGATAAGTTCAGCGATACGGTCAGGTTCCGCAGGGTCTGGGTAGGCTCGGTTCGCTTTGAAGAGGGCGCACGCTTGGATGATGTTTTCATTCGTTTGTCCGGTTTTATACCACTCATCGGTTACCCAATAACCATTGTCGGAATCAACAACAATCCGCACAACAGCAGCGGGATTAGTATAGCCAAAATCAATTCCCAGGATAACTTCTTTAGGTGCATTAGTTGTAGTTTTTAAATGAAATACCCTGTTAAACTCTTTATAGACTAATCCTTCTGTGCGCCTGAAATCCGCCATATACTCTTGGGCGAATCTATCCTCTGTGATTTGTTGTTTAGCCTTATCAATCTCTTCAGCAGGTATAAATGGATTGTCGTAGCTAGTAAAGTGAAATGATTTAAAATCCGGATCCTTAGATTCAAGATTGTATAGGTCATAAAAGTGATTAAAGCCTTTGGGGGTGGAGATAAAGAGAACCTCGCCCTTAGTGTCGGTCAGGGTCGGCCGTAAGACCTCTTGCCAGTTCACCCAGAAGTTGCGCATCATGGCGATCTCGTCAATGACGATGAAGTCAAACCTCTGGCCCCTGAGGGTTTCAACTGATTCCCAGCCCCGTAAAAAGATTTTAGAAGTGCCGCCGGATACTGTATTTATTTGTATCTCCAGCCGTGATTCATTGATTTGGTTAGCTATCGGCTGACACCTCTTTTTTAAAAGTTCCCAGGCAATGTCTCTGGCCTGTTGGTAGGTGGGGGCGATATAAACTACGTTCTGATCAGCTTTAAAGACCGCTTTACCGAGTATCTCCTCTACTGCGAGTACAGTTTTCCCGAACCTTCTGCCTGAGCAGACTACCCTAAACCTGCTCCGGCTCTTGGCGATCAATTTCTGGTTCGGGTGTAGTAACATATTTATCTAAAATACTCTCGTCCATTTTTATAACATTCACGGTAGATTCGCTCTTGTTAATCATTCCCTTTAGGGCTACGGGCATCACGATCGCTTTCATCTCTTCCAGGTTCCCCCCCTGTTCATCAATACGCCTAAGCTCCTTGTTAGCAATCTTGTTAGCAAGTTCTGTGTCTACGTATTTCTTAACCTCTTCGGCGATTGTTTTTCTACCGCCGCCGGGGTTGCCAAGCGCATACTGATTTCCTTCAGGAGCAGCCATATATTTAAACACTTTATTTAATCTAATCTTCGCTTTCTTCCGGCTCCTCCATTACCTCACCATTAACGA